GGGAGCGCATCCTGCAGTGCCTGGATATCTATGCCGGCCTCTCGGAGCAGGACAAGCAGACACTGCATGCTGGCGTGGAGGATGGGGTGCGCTGGAAGGGAGAGCCGATGGCTGTATACGCCGACATCTGCGAAGAGGCAGCGAAGATGCGCAAGGCAGGCAGGCGGGACTACATGCAAGACGCGATCAAGCGCCTTGAGAAACGAAAAGACCAAGCGAGGAGGGAAAGCAACCGTGGCACATAGCAGAAACAGCGGCACAGCCGTCAAAGAAACCATGTACCGAATCACCGAGGGGTGCCCGTGCGATCCATGCGGCTACAGCGACGGGTGCGAGTCCGAGTGCTTTAAGTTCCGCATGTGGGTGGCCGGGCGACGGGTGTACAACCCCCGCAAGTCAAACAAGGCAGCTGAAAATGCTTGAACCGCTCAAAGACTGCGAATTGTGCCGGCACTGGACGCAGGAACGATGCGCGATCGGATCGCTGACTTTTCCTCGCGTCTGTCAGAACTTCTGCCGGGAGCCTGGGGTGGAGGGATGAGCTACGACGAGAACAGCATCAGGGTGCTGTCCGCGGAGGAAGCTTCCGGCCGGTTCCTGTTCGCCAGGGCAGAGGAGATCGCCAACCGCTACCCGGCAGTCTCAACACGCTTCATCGAACGCCTGATTGAGGCTTGCATGACCTCTGGTTGGGATCTTGACGAAGCAGCACGTCGATACTGCGGCGGAGACAGGACCATTCAGCCACCACCGCATTTTCTCGACTGCTACCGTGCGGTGATGCCAAAAAGGTGAGATCGTCGCTTAGAGAGGCTTACAGAGCCTCATATTAGCAAAACAGCAAATAGCGGGAGAAGACGCAATTCGCAGTTACCGCGTGCTTGCATAGCGAAAAGCTATCGACTAGGCTTCAGCGATAGGGAAATCAAAAACGTGGGACCACGACTGTGGCTGATGCTAAAGGGGCGCGGGGAGACAAAACCAGATCGCACGATATCGCCTCGCAAGTCAGGGGCGCTTTCCTGCGCACGCTCAAGATGTCGGAGGAGGATGGCCGGCCACTTTCCCTGATCCTGTTGGAGATGCTCAACGACGATCCCAAAGCCTGCCTCGATGCCGTCTCGAAGTTCGTGCCACGCGAAATGCTGGTCGAGATGTCCATAGTCGACCAGCTCGAAGACTTGAGCGACGAGGCGATAGCTCATGAAATTGACAGACTTACCAGATCAGCAAGCCCTCTACTTGCTTCTCTGCGAACTGGACAGCAGACAGAACACTGACCGTCTGCGCAGTTATGAACCCTACCCAAAACAACTCGAATTCCACGCGGCAGGCGCAACATTCCGGGAAAGACTCCTTCGAGCTGGCAACCAGAACGGCAAGACGTATCCGACAGGCATGGAGGTGGCTATGCACCTCACTGGCATGTACCCGGACTGGTGGCCTGGGAGACGTTGGGACAGGCCGATCATCGCATGGGCCGGATCAGACACCGGAGAAACGACACGAGACAACCCTCAGCGGCAGCTGTGCGGCCTGGTGGGCGAATTTGGGACCGGATCGATACCCAAGCGGCTCATGGGAACGAAGAAGCTTGCCATGGGTACTGCTGACCTCTACGACTACGTCAAGGTCAAGCACGTCAGCGGCGGATGGTCAACGCTCAGGTTCAAGCCATACGCTCAGGGCAGGCAGAAATGGCAGGGACCACCCGTCGACATGGTCTGGTACGACGAAGAACCACCAGCGCCAATCTACGACGAGGGGCTCGCCCGTACTATCGCCACTGGCGGGATGGTTGCGCTTAGCTTCACCCCGCTTTTGGGAATGTCCGAAGTGGTCAGAAGGTTCCTGATGGAAACCTCCGGCGACCGCAGCGACACAAACCTGACCATCGAGGACGCGCAGCATATCCCGGCAGATGAACGCGCAAAGATTATCGCAGGCTTCCCGGCTCATGAACGAGAGGCCCGTGCAAAGGGTGTGCCAACCCTGGGCTCCGGTAGGATCTTCCCCGTCCCCGAGTCCGAACTCCAGTGGCAGACGACCGCGCTCCCTCCGCATGTCGTCTACCTGGGGGGCCTTGATTTTGGTTGGGACCACCCAACCGCGGCTGTCAAATGCGCTTGGGACAAGGACAGCGACACTTTCTACGTCATCACTGCCTACAAGCGCAGCGAGCAGACCCCGCTGATCCATGCCGGCGCCCTGCGCCCACTTGGAGATTGGTTGCCATGGGCCTGGCCGCACGATGGTCTGCAGCACGATAAGGGCTCAGGCAAGAAGCTATCGGACCAGTACCGCGACCAGGGGCTGAAGATGTTTCGAGAGCGTGCCACATTCCCGGATGGCAGTTTCGGCGTTGAGGCCGGCCTGATGGAAATGCTCGACGCCATGCAGACCGGCAGGTTCAAGGTCGCTGCACACTTGGAAAACTGGTTCGAGGAGTACCGGCTGTACCATCGCAAAGATGGCAAGGTCGAGAAAATTTACGACGACTTACTCTCAGCTACACGATACGCCTGGATGATGCGCAGATTTGCGGTCCCAGAGGGCGGAGAGCAATACGCTGAGGAAACTTACGATTACGACTCCCGCGAAGGCGGCTGGATGAGTTGATGGACGATATGGAAGAAGGCTACGAAGACGAAGCCAGCGAAGCGATGGAGGACGAAAAGGAATCCGACAAAGAGATCCTTGTCCTTGCTCGCCAGCGATTTGAAGACGCGGCAGAGCATGATTCTGAGAATCGAGACATGGCACTCGATGATCTGCGATTCAGTGAGGGCGACCAGTGGCCTGATGCTGTCAAGGCGCAACGAGAGCGAGAACGCAGACCGTGCCTTACGATCAACAACGTGCCGGTCTACGTCAGGCAGATCGTCAACGACATACGGCAGGTCCGCCCAGCCATCAAGGTGCGCCCGGTAGACAGCGCAGCAGATCCAGAGACCGCCGAAATCATGAACGGCCTGGTCAGGGCAATCGAGGCTGATAGCTCGGCAGAATCAGCCTACGACTGGGGCGCAGAGTATGCAGTGCGCTCTGGCGTAGGCTACTGGCGCGTGGATACCGAGTACGAACACCCGCAGACCTTTGACCAGATCCTGAAGGTCAAGCGTATCCGCAACGTTTTCAGTGTATACCTGGACCCTGCTGCAGAGGAGCAGGACGGGTCCGATGCGATGTGGGGGTTCATCAGCACGAAACTCCGCAAGGAAGAGTTCGAGCGAAAGTACCCAGACGCCAAGGGAGAGTGGGACGCAGGAGAGGGCCAGGGCGACACCTACTGGTTTACCGATACCCATGTCAGAGTCGCCGAATACTGGTGCGTCGAAGAAGAGTTTTTCACGCTCTCGATGCTGGTCAGCGAGATGACAGGCGAACAGGTGCTGACAGACCTTGAAGGCGCCGAGACGCCAGAAGGGTTTACCTTGATAGCCGAAAGGGAGTCATCCAGGCGCAAGGTTATTCAGCTGCTGATTACCGGCTGCGAGGTGCTGGAGACAAACGAATGGGCTGGGCAGTACATACCTATCGTGCGATGCCTTGGCCGCGAGCTGGATATCGAGGGAGAGACGCACCTCAAGGGCGCCGTTCGAGACCTCAAGGACGCGCAGCGGCAGTACAACTATTTCCGCTCCGCATCGACAGAGCGTGCGGCGCTGTACAGCAAGGCGCCCTGGATCGGCCCAACAGGTTCTTTCAAAAATCCGAAGTGGAAGAGTGCGAACACCAAAAACTATGCGTACCTTGAGTACGATGTAGTCGAGGGGGCGCCGCCGCCACACCGCGACCCTCCTCCTGACATATCCCCAGGTTTCTTACAGGAGGTGATGATCGCCCGTGAGGAACTGAAGTCAGTGTCAGGCATCCATGACCCTGGGCTCGGCGCCAGGTCGAACGAGGTCAGCGGCGTAGCGATCCACGAGCGCCGCGGAGAATCTGACGTATCGAATTTCGACTTTGTGGACAATGTCGCTCGCGCGATGACGTACACAGGCAAGATCCTGGTTGATCTTATCCCCAAGATATACACAGGACCGAGAGCAGTGCAGATCCTCAAGCCTGACGGCACCCAGGATCAGGTCACGCTCAATCAGCCGTACATCGACCAGAAAACCCAAAAGCCGATCAATTACCAGCTCGATGCCGGCCGCTATGACGTGACCGTAGACGTTGGTCCGAGCTATGCAACGCAGCGCGAAGAAGCTTCGAGCAGCATGATCGACTTTATCCAGAAAGCGCCGGCTGCGGCGCCGCTGATTGGCGACTTGGTCGCAAAGTCTATGGATTGGCCCGATTCTGATGAAATCGCCAAGCGCCTGAAACTGATGCTTCCGCCTGAAATCCTGGCCGACGAGAATCCGCAGTTTAAGCAGGCCATGCAGCAGAAAGACCAGCAGATTGCCCAGCTCAGCCAGCAGATGCAGATGCTCATGACCGAGGCTCAGAAGATGTCGATTGAGCTTCAGAACAAGCAGGCTGACGCTGCCGCGAAGATGTCCAAGGCAGAGACAGACAAGGCCGACCTGATGCGCAAGGTCAAGGCCGACATGATGAGCCACATCGAGAACATGACCAGCCTTGAGCTAGAGGCCGGGCGCGATCTCAGTCAGACGGGGGTAGCTTACTGATGCCTCGACAATTCGGATGGACTGACAGGTTCTGCATTGACGAGCTCATGCGCAGATACGAACAGCTCGAAGCACGTCTTGACGCCCTTGAGGTCAAGGCCACGGCGAGGAAAATCGCCGAGAATCGTCCCAAAAAACCCACCGCGCTGGGCAAGCGCGCATAAATGAGGCTAGAATCATGACAGAAGAAATGGAAAATACCCCCGATGCACCGGACGCATCACCCGCAGTTGACACTGCGCCATCTGAAGTACCTGCCGAGCAAAATGCGGAAGCCCTTGAAGAGGGCGAGGAGAATACGGCGTCTCCTGATGACTCTGACGACGATCAAGCCGAAGGCGACATCGAGCCAAAAACTCGCGGACAAAAGCGCAAGGAGCAGATCCAGTCAGAGATACATGCACTGACACGGGAGAAGTACGAGCTACGACGACAAGCTGAGGCCCAACAGGCGCAACTGCAAGAAATGCAGCAGTACCTGGCGCAGAGACAGCCACAGCCACAGCAGCCGATGATGGATATGCCCAAGCTGGCTGACTTCGATTATGACGAAGGTCAGTATCAGCAGGCAGTACAGAACTGGCACCAGAACAGTCTGCAGCAGATACAGCATCAGCAGAATGCTTACCTGCAGCAACAGCAAATGGCCGCGCAGCAAGCGCGAGAACAACAGACCATTGCTGCAAAGATTGCAGAGGGCCAATCCAAGTACCCGGATTTTGCTGCCAAGGTCAATGACCCAAGCCTGCCGAGTTTGCGATCTGTAAACCCTGCGGCGTTTGAGGCTGTGATGGACTCTCCGGCCACGGCAGATGTCGCGTATTACCTCGCTAGCAACCCCCTGGAGGTTTATAGCTTCCAGGATCTGACCCCGAATCAGGCAATCAGGAAGGTGGCCTCGCTTGAGGCGCAGTTGATGAAAAAACCATCTGCTGCTCCAAGCGTGCCGCCAAAGCCAGTGACTAAGGTCCGAGGGCGAAACGACGCAGGCAAAGACCCGTCGAAAATGAGCACCGAGGAATTCATTCGCTGGCGTAACGCTAACGTAGAGAAGCATAAAAGGTAACTCAAATGGCTAACGTCAATCTCACACCGGACATGATCACCAGGGAAGCCCTGCGTATCCTCCACCAGAAACTCAACTTCGTGGGCAATTGTGTCCGCGACTATGATGACCGCTACGCGAAGGAAGGCGCCAAGATCGGAGACAGCCTGCGGGTGCGTCTGCCGATCCAGTACAGCACCTCCACCGCGGCCACCATGCCGACAGGAACGGGCGCCGACAGCATCGGGGCATCGACCACGCTGCAGGTTTCCAGCAAGCGCTACGTCCCAATGCGCTTCACCTCTGAAGAGATGACGCTGGATATCGAGGACTTTTCCTCTCGCCATATCGAACCAGCGATGTCAGTGCTGGCGGCCAAGGTCGAAGCAGACGTTCTCGGAAAGGCACTGGCCGGCGCATCGAACTTTATCAATGCCGGGACAAAGGTCGAATTCGCTGATGCGATGAACGCCAGCAAATTGCTCACCGACAATCTGGCGCCGCGGGATATGCGCTACGCGATCCTGAACACCCAGGCGATGGTTGACCTTGTCACCGACAACAAGTCTCTGTTCGCCGACCAGGGCCAGCTGTCGAGCCAGTACAAAGAAGGGC